CCAGACCAGTATTTTACAGAAGAAGTAATGCAGCAACTTGATGCTGCCGCGAAACAACAATTCTCTTATGGAACGAATTGAGACAACTATTCTCAGAAATTTAGTATTTAATGAAGATTACTCACGAAAAGTTATTCCTTTCATACAACCAGATTATTTTGAGCAAAAGACGGAAAAAGTCATTTTTGAGGAGATTGTTCAATTCATTGTTAAGTATGGTTCAGCAATCACCATTGAAGCACTCAACATTGAGGTAGAAAATCGCACAGACATTAATGAGTCTGAAATCAAAGAGATCCGAGAAATCAATGCCTCTCTGAATGATGCTGCAGTAGAAAAGCAGTGGTTGCTTGACACCACAGAAAAGTGGTGCCGTGATCGTGCTATTTACTTGGCACTGATGGAGTCAATTCATATTGCTGACGGAAATAATGAGAAAAAAAATCGTGATGCGATTCCAAGCATTCTTTCTGATGCTCTAGCAGTATCGTTTGATAACAATATCGGACACGATTATCTTCAAAACTATGAGGAGCGATATGAGTTTTATCACCGTAAAGAAGATAAAATCGAGTTTGACTTGGAATATTTCAACAAAATCACGAAAGGTGGTCTTCCTAACAAGACTCTCAATATTGCTCTCGCTGGAACGGGTGTTGGGAAATCATTGTTCATGTGTCATTTGGCTAGCTCCGTCTTGCTACAGGGCAGGTCCGTACTCTATATCACTCTTGAAATGGCGGAAGAGCGAATTGCAGAAAGAATTGACGCAAACCTTCTCAATGTCCCGATTCAGCAACTGGTTGATCTCCCACGTCAAATGTTTGAGAACAAAGTAAATAGTATTGCGAAGAAGACACAAGGTTCTTTGGTCATCAAGGAATACCCGACTGCTTCTGCACACTCTGGTCATTTTAAGGCACTTCTCAATGAACTTGCTCTCAAGAAGTCATTTAGACCTGATATTATTTTCATTGACTACCTTAATATTTGTGCTTCCTCTAGGCATAAGGCAAACAGCTCTATCAATTCTTATTCATATATCAAGTCAATTGCTGAGGAACTTAGAGGACTCGCAGTGGAATTTAATGTCCCGATTGTCTCCGCTACTCAGACCACTCGTTCAGGTTTTGGTAGTTCTGATGTTGAACTTACTGATACTAGCGAGTCCTTTGGTCTCCCCGCTACTGCTGATCTTATGTTTGCCCTTATTAGCACTGAAGAGCTTGAGCAGTTGGGACAGATTATGGTGAAGCAGTTGAAGAACCGATACAATGACCCTACTATCTACAAGCGTTTCATTGTAGGTATTGACCGTGCTAAAATGCGTCTTTATGACTGTGAGCAAACTGCTCAAAAGGATATACTTGACTCTGGACAAGATGACGAGTATAATGATGAAGACAAGAAACCTAAAAAGTCGTTTGAAGGATTTAAATTTTAATGGAAACTGCTAGACACGTTAATTTTGATAAGTATGCTGAGTTTGTGGATGCTGTAACTTCTGATGCGTCCAAAGACTTCCTTTCCCTTTCTGATCGTCTTGTCGCACTGGATGAGAAGGGTGCTAATATTGAACGACTCCTAACTGCCTCTGTTGGTATCAATGCTGAAGGTGGTGAGTTTATGGAGATTGTAAAGAAAATGATCTTTCAGGGTAAACCTTATAATGAGGACAACCGTGAGCACCTAATTATTGAACTGGGTGATATTATGTGGTATGTTGCCCAGGCTTGTATGGCTCTTGAAGTGACCCTTGATGATGTTGTTGCCCGTAACGTCCAAAAACTTCTGAAGCGTTATCCTGAAGGTGCTTTTGATGTTTACTTCTCCGAAAACCGTGCTGCTGACGACCGATGACTAAAGATAAAAAAGTAACAATCAAAATGGATGCTCGTTGTGCTGCCGCAGTTCGTCAAGTTCTTTTTGAATCACAAAAGGGATATACCTATGACGAGCTAAGTGTCCCTCCCCGCATATCTGATATTCGCACAGTGATTCAGGATATCGATGATAATCTTGGTGCATTTTTTAACGCGCAATAAATATTTAAAAAAATGTCTTTGATTGGCAAAAGAAAGGGGAGACCAACTACAAGAATGCAGTTTGATGTTATTCTTAAGAGATTTTTAGTTTTTCTTAAAGGGGAACTTCGTTTAACATATGACATTCCATATGTTTTAATAGATGATTCTGATTTTGCTAAAGATCATATGACATTTGGGATGATGAAAAAAAACGTGCTCTATATTAGCATTGTCAATCGTCATCCCATTGACATTTTGAGAACGGTATCTCACGAGTTTATACATTATAAGCAATTGATGGATGGTAAAAAAATTACATCACATCCAGGAAGTCCTGCTGAAAATCAAGCAAATGCTAAAGCAGGTGAAATTATGAGGAAGTATGGAAGACTTCATCCAGAACTATTTGACCTTATGCCCCTTCGATGATATAATGGTTTTACTGGGGAATTAGCACAGTTGGTAGTGCGCCTGATTTGCATTCAGGAGGTCAGGAGTTCGAATCTCCTATTCTCCATTGCCCAAGTGGTGAAATTGGTATACACGCTTGACTTAGGATCAAGTGCTTCGGCGTGGAGGTTCGAGTCCTCTCTTGGGTATTTCTAAATAAAAATAAAAATGGCGACGTTAAATCCTAGTGAACTTGCAAAGAGAAATAATTTCAACATTTTTTTGACTAGAATAAGAACAGGACAGGATTTTACTTTATCTGAAGCAAATGGTCAAAAGGTTAAATTAGATAAATCTATATTAACTAATTTGAGTTCTGTTAACCAATTTGATAGATTTAAAAGTGGAAGATCTATAATGCTTCCGACAACTACTGGACAATATATAAACATCACTCAGATTTATAAAGATTCTGAATTTTCAGGAAGAACACAGGCAACTACCGCTCAGGAAGATGCTCAAATTATAAGAGTAAACCAACAATTAACTGCAATATTTGATAAAATTGGTTCCGAAATTATACCGTTAAAGGTTGGAAATACAACATATCAAGTTGGTTTGTGTGAAAGTACTCCTGGCACTCCTAAGTGTGATTTCCATTTTAAGGGAGTTGGTGGATATGTTGGGCATGTATCTCATAAGGATGGTGACGGTGCAAGAGCGTTTCAACAGTGGGCGGGCACGTCTCAGAGATCTGAACCATTGATATTTGCACATCCAGAAACACAAGCATTTATATCTACATTGCAAGATATGTTTCCTAATGGTATACCTCCGGCAACTACAGTAGGCAGAAGGATACAAGACGAAAATTTGAAGAAAATGGCAGTTTATGGAAGTGGATATGGGGGCGTAAAGGGTGAAAATAATGTGGATGTTACCATGCAAGGAGTGTTGAGTGTGCAGAATAGGGGTAGGTATTATGAGTTAACTTGTTCTGGGCATAAACTCAATAATGGTGATAGAATTTCCGGAAGTTATGAACCAGTTTTTCTGGCTGTTTATAAGGGAGATAGGAGTGATCATGGCATAAAAGGTGCAAGAGTTATTATTCAACCGGTTGGTGGAAGAAATATACAAAGATATGTCTAGAATAAATACATATTATAAGAGTATCTGATACATAATTTAAAGTAAATAATGAAAAGTTTTTTCCAATTCATAACAGAAGCATCTGCCTCACAACAAGCACAGCGTCTTGGTCTTGTCGGAGATGGGCATGGTGGATGGTATGATCGTCAAGGTGAATTTGTTGCCAAAACAGAGGGTGGACAACTTAAGTTTTATAACAAGCGACAAAGAGTTGGAGCAAAAGATCCTAAGCAAACGGAAAAAGAAAAGACTGTTGCTTCTCCCGGATATCAAGATTCAGAAACTACTCAGCAACCAACACAGCAACAGGAACCAGTAGAACAACCGCCTGCACCAGAAGCACAAGCAGCAGCACAAGAACAACCTCCCGCACAATATCTTCCAGTTCCTAAGACAAAGGGGACTTTAACAGTCGCTTTTGGTCGTTTTAATCCTCCTACAATTGGACACCAACAATTAATGGATGTTGCAGCACAGGCAGCGTCTCAAGATAAAGATGGTCAGTATTTGATATTCCCATCGAGAAGTCAGGATAAGAAAAAGAATCCTCTCGATCCTGATACAAAGATTGCTTATATGCAAAAGTTTTATCCAAATCATGCTGGTAATATTGTAAATGATGCCAATACAAAGACAGTCTTTGATGTCTTAAAAATGGCACATAATAATGGATATGCTGGTGTAAGAATTATTGGTGGTGCTGATAGAGTTAAGGAATTTGAAAAACTTTCCACCCAGTATAATGGGCAACTTTATAACTTTGATAATATAGAAGTAGTTTCCGCAGGTGATAGAGATCCTGATGCAAAAGGTGTTGAGGGTATGTCTGCATCAAGAATGAGACTTGCTG